TCAACAATGGTAACAGAGACGCACTATACGAAAACAAGATTAACCCATTTACAATTCTACCAGGTGTTGGTCTAGTGACATGGGGTCAGAAGACACGTAACCCAGTTGCAAGTAGTATGGACCGTGTTAACGTTGCAAGACTTGTTAACTACATTAGAACAATCCTTGCAGATGTTGGTAACGCATTCTTGTTTGAGCCAAACGACAAGATTACACGAGACCAGATTAAGAACGTAATCGAAGGTGCAATCAACGATCTAATTGCAAAACGTGGTATTTACGATTACCTAGTTGTGTGTGATGAAACAAACAACACACCAACACGTATTGCAAGAAACGAACTATACGTTGATATTGCGATCGAACCTATGAAGGCAGTTGAATTTATCTATATTCCAATTCGCCTCAAGAACCCAGGTGATATCGCAGCCGGTATCTAATAAAAAAGACAGCTAGGAGACTGACTCTCCTAGCTGTCGATTAAATGCAGGTAAATACTGTATAAGGAGATTTAAAACATGTCAGTTGCAAGTTTAACAAAATTCACAGTTCCATTAGCTACAGACCAAAGCGCAACAAGCCAAGGTCTACTAATGCCAAAACTAAGCTATCGTTTCCGCGCCAGCTTTGATAACTTTGGTGTTAGCCAGCCTAAATCAGAACTAACTAAACAAATTGTAAGTATCGCAAGACCACAGATTGCGTTTAATCCAATCACAATCGATACATACAACTCAAAAGTATACCTACAAGGTAAACCAGAATGGCAAGAAACTTCAGTTACACTACGTGACGATGCAGGCGGTAACGTTGCTCGTTTAGTTGGTGAGCAAGTTCAAAAGCAATACGATTTCTTAGAGCAAGCTAGTGCTTCTAGTGGTATTGACTATAAGTTCCTACTACGCTATGAAGTGTTAGATGGTGGTAACGGTGCTCAAGAACCAGCAGTAATTGAAACATGGGAACTATACGGTTGTATGCTTTCCAACGTTAACTATGGTGAATTAGCCTATGATAACAACGAGCCAATGACAATCCAATTAAGCATTCGTTATGATAATGCTATTCAAGCACCAGTTGGTATTGGTGTTGGTACACTTGTTGGCAGAAACGTTGCGGCGGCAGTTACTGGTTAATAACCAGACGATACTTAATTAATAATAACGATAGCTATCTGCAACATTTCGATCATGTTTATCTAACAATAGCCCGGTATAAAAACCGGGCTATTTTTTTGTGATAAATAGTATTATGAGCATTAACCAATTTTTAAAACAATTAACTACAGGCGATAACGTCAAAGACTATCGACATGCCAGCGAACTATTTGTTTCTGGTAACTATCGCTTGGCTCCTAAGTTAGGCTTTTCCTATCACGTTGCATTTGATTTTAACCCTGCTGTTGGAGTTAAACTTAGTAACACTGAACAGATGGAGCTAGGTATGTTGGTCAAAGAAGTTGCTTTGCCTGCATTCAAAATAAATGCTGAGAAAAAGAATGCATACAATCGCTGGGATTATGTTAATACCAAAATTAACTATGACGATGTTAGAATTATTTTTCACGATGACGGTGCTAACGTAGTTCGTAATTTCTGGTTTGATTACTACAGTTACTTTTTTAGAGATACTGACTACACTCAACCAGTTTATGGAGCAGGTCACAAATATAGTCCACTACGTTCTAAAAACTGGGGTTACACTCCTAGGGATACCAGTGGAATTGGTAGTAACAAATTACAATTCATCAATGCTATTCGAATCTATAGTATGCAACAAAAGAGATTCTCAGAATATACACTAATCAATCCTGTAATTACAGGATTCAATCATGGTCAACATAGATCAGATGCTAGTGAGCCAATGACACATGAAATGACTATAGTGTATGAAACAGTAAAATATGCAGAAGGTTATGTTGTTCCTGGAGAAACAGTTAAAGGTTTTGGAGAACTTCATTATGATAAAACCCCAAGTCCATTAACACCTGCAGGTGGCGGCACAAATAGTATACTTGGTCCTGGTGGAGCATTAGATACAGCAGATAGTGTAGTTAAAGATTTAAGTGAAGGCAATATAGGTAGCGCAATCGTTACAGCCGCTAGAGCTCTTGAAAACTTTAAAGACGGTGATATCAAAGGCGGGCTTTCGGCTATTGCTAGCGCAGAGCTAGGCAGTATAGCAAAAGACATTTTGAGCGGTCAAGATCCATCTAGTAGATTAAATATTCCGGCAGCATCGTCGTTGGGTAAAACAGTAGCACAAGGAATTAGTCAAGTAGGTAGTAGTATTGATAGTGCATTTAAACAAATAGGAGGACTAAGTCCTAATGTCAATAGCAATGGAAATCTTCTAAGCTCTACTCAACAATTTGTTGATGATGCACAAGCCTCACTATCGAATGTACAATTTACGTTACCAGCTGTAAGTACATTTAATAATAATGTAACAGAAGCTAAGAATGCTGAAAACAATATAAGAAATAGTGGAATGTTTACATAATGTCTTATCAAGTACCTACTAATCTAAATCAAGTTAATATAACAGAATCTAATAAGTCAACCGACGGTTTCTTTACAAACTATTTTAATAAGATTTTTGATATCAGCGGTCCTGAGAATGATGCAATCATTTCTCATTTTGAATATTATACAAAAGGCAACAAAGTTGCTGCCAAAGCACTAGCAAGTGCAGTAATGTATACTGCACAAAAGCAAGGTGCAGATCCGATGCAAGTACTAGATGATTTTAAAAAAGTCCCAGTTGGTAATCTCAGTACATATCTTTGTATGTACCTTAATCTAAGTAGAATTGGCACAAGTTTATTAGGAACTAACCAAACTAGTATTAGAAATCAGTATGTTGAACGAAGCATTTTACCATGAGCAAATATGCACAGGGTAAGTACCAAGTCTTAAACCCTGACAAATATGTAGGTAAAAGACAACCAACATATCGTTCAAGTTGGGAACATGTATTCATGCGTTTCTGTGATAACAACCCTAACATACTTAAATGGGCCAGCGAATCAGTACACATCAACTACAAGAACCCTTTTACTGGTAAACAAACTATCTATGTTCCGGACTTTTTAATCTATTATATTGATCGTAACGGCAAACATCAAGCAGATGTTATTGAAGTTAAGCCCAAGAAAGAAACAAGTTTGGAAGAAGCTAAAAGCAGAAGAGACCAAGCATATGCAGTGCTAAACATGGTAAAGTGGGAAGCCGCAAAAGGTTGGTGTAAAAGTAAGGGTTTAAATTTTAAAATAATCACCGAAGAACAAATATTTCACCAAGGAAAAGGTAAATAAACATAGTAGAACTGTATTCAGTTCTCTAATTCCTTTAAATTCCGGAAACATATTAAGGAGAATATTAATTATGACAACCAAGAAAATCCGTTGGGTTCTCGCACATGAGCCAATTGAGCTTTTCATTCGTGCCGCAAAAGTTTTTGAAGCAGAAGTTGCTGAAAAAAGTAATGGCGCATTTGAAATTGAAGTAATGACTCTAGGTGAGTACTCAGAAAAGTATCAAGAAGGTAAGCTAGTTAGTAAACACGATCTAGTAGATCTATTAGACAATCGTGAAATTGAAATGTCACAGACATACACAGTTTCTCTAGGTCAGATCTGCCCAGAATTCCGTGCGCTAGATATGCCATTCCTATTTAAGGATCACGACCACGCTTCACGTGTATTTGAAGGTGAAGTTGGTAAAGGACTACTAAACGGTCTATCCAAGAGCGGTAAAGCTGTTAAAGGTTTAGCTTTCACATATAGTGGCGGCTTCCGTATTGTCCCAGGACAAGAAGCAGTTCGACGTATTGAAGACCTACGTGGTATGAAAGTTCGTACTTCATTCTCACCAGTTGCTATTGACACATTCAAAGCAATGGGTGCAGATGTTGTTCCAATGGAACTAGAAGAGCTAACAGAAAACATCGACAACTCAACAGTTACAGTTGGCGAAAGCACATACCCACGTGTTTATGCACTAGGACAAAACGAAGTGTCCAAAGTTGTTAACCACACAGAGCATAGCTTATTCCTAACAAGCATTCTAATTGCTGAAGGCTTCTGGAATGAACTAAGTGAAACTGAGCAGAATATTGTTTCTGATGCCGCACTAGTTGCCGCACAGTACGAGCGTTCAATCAGTGTAGCTGATGTCGAAAAGACACAAGCTCGTTGTGAAGAAGACAACATCGAAGTTGTGCGTCTAAGTAAAGAAGAGCAAGATCGCTTTGCTAAAGCTACAGCTCATCTTTATGAGAAAGATTATGGCTTCGATAATGCTATCGTTGACGCAATTAAACGTGCATAATTAGCATTTTAACTAAGGAAAAAGGCACCTTAGGGTGCCTTTTTTCATCTATAGTCCTAAGTTACTTAAATACATTGTAAACGGAGGTCTATAATGACAAAAAAGCTAGAAGAATTCTTTAACGTAGATCCAGCAGATGTACACGAAGCAAAAGATCCAGACGTTAAAACAGCCAAGCAAGAAATAGCAGTACACACAGAAACTATTCGAACTGTAGATAATGCTATTGATAAAATCAACGTTGCACTTCCTACAGTTAGAGACCTCGAAGCAAGTGACCAAGAAATGGATGAGCTTGCTAGTTTAGCACAAGAAAAGTTTCAAGACCTGATGGATCTTGGCATGAATGTAGATCCTCGCTTTGCGGGTATGATTTTGCAAACAGCCAATGGATTATTAGGACACGCTATCACAGCTAAAACAGCTAAGATGGACAAAAAGCTAAAGATGGTGCAACTACAGTTACAAAAAGCAAGACTAGACCATCAGATCAAAAAAGACTCAAACCAAGCAGACGACGGTGTTATGGAAAGCGAAGGTGTTGTAATTAGCAGAGACGAGTTGTTAAAGCAATTATTGGAAGCTAACAAATCAAACGATTAGTATAAATACATAAAATAACATTTTTACGGATTATGAAATGAAAACATTTGCTACATATTATTTTGAAAATGATAAGACTTATCAGTTCAAGATCAAATTAGCTGGCATCGAGCCAACTAAGGAGACAATGGATCGCATCAAAAATGCCGTTGATGTCTACCAAGTAGAATCAATAGGCAAAGCAAAGCGCACACCGATTAGTGAACAGCCAGAGTTCCACAGACTAGGTCCTGTTGAATCTCACGTATTTGAGATTGAAGTTAAGTACCCAGCAACAGACTTTGGTGTTAAGCGTTTGATTGTTGACCGTGCCGGTATTCCTGCCGCAAACATACTAGTTGCTGTAGACGGTGCTGAATTCGTAGCCGAAGAACAAGATGCTGAAGACGATGCAGGCAAGCAGGATATGGTAGGAGACAAGCGTACCGAGAGCATGCTCAAAGACTTCACAAAAAATTCCGTTAAATTTGACATCGCTGAGGAAAAGTAATATGAGAGATTTATTAGATAAACTGTCTGCTATCGAAGAAGACGAAGATGCAGGGTATGATCAATTACAAAAAGATCGTGCAGAAGTAACAGTTTCTATGGTTGCACCTGCACTTGAAAAACTCTTATCCTCATATGAAGATGATGCTAAGGAATGGCATGACAGATATGATGCACTTGCAAAAGGACTTATGCAAAGAGGTTTAACTGATAGAAATTCAATTCATATGGAAATTATGGATATGGATGATGATATTGTAAGTTATGTAAACATTGATGACCTTGAGGATAAGATTGAAGCATTACAAAACACATTGAAAAATCCTGATGGTGATGGTGATGAAATTGCTAGAATGGTAGACTATGGTATAAGTGATACATTACCAAGAGAAGAATTTAGACAAGATGTAAAATATGCAATTAAACAAGATCATCCAGAACTATATAGCAAAATTTTTATGTATGATATCGGTGAAGGCACTGGAAGTAAAGTATGTGATCAATGCGAAGACGGCAAAGACGAAGACGGTAAAGAATGTTCTGAGTGCGGCGGAACTGGATATTCAGATCTTGCTGAAGAATCAGCTGAAGAATCAGTGAGTCTACAAGAAAAAGATGATGTATTGTTTAAAGTCAAAGATGAAGACGGTGATGTATATCAGATTGTAAAATACATGGGTA